GTTCGTATCGTCAGACCCATCAGAATCGTCACCATCGCCCTGTTCGTCACTGTCTGAGGGGTCACCATTGTCCTGACCGTCATCACCGTCCTGACCGTCATTGTCTGCGGGGTCATCGGTTGGCTGAGTCTGCGGTGGCTCACCGTCTTGAGGCTGACCGTCTTCACCGTCTTGAGGCTCAACCTCAGTACCTTTTGGTGGTTCGTTGGTATCTTGACCCTGACCAACCTCTTCCTCTTTTTCGGTAAGGCGTTTAAACAGTTCAACCGCAATCTTCACGATGCCCGCAGTGTCCTTGGCTTTGTTGGCTCTCTTCAATGCCCACTTGATGTCTTTCTTCCAAGGCGATGCGTCAACGATGGAGTCAGCGCATATGTCGTAACCGTTCATGCGTCTGCCCTCGATGGCGAGAAGAAAAGGAATGTTCTTCTTATCATCAGGCTGAACGTAGCCATCCTTGGTGAGTATCGAGTTGACCAAGTTCTCGAACAGGGCACGTGCGTTGGGCGCACGTCCCGACTCGATGACGCATCGCTCGATGCGAGGGTCTTCAAGACCGTTGATGAGAGAACCAACGAATGAACCGAACTCGTTACGTGCTCTGTCCCAAGGCTTGTTGTCGGTGTACCAAGCATGACCAAGTTCATGCAGTGCGTAACCGATAAGGTTGTTGAACGTGGTGTGTGGTATGTCTGACTTCTCATCGACAGAGGGGAAGATGACCTTGGCGTTGGTAACACCGTAGCGTTTGTCGAAGATGATTCCCGCTGTCTTGCCTGACCACAGGATTTCCAGTTCGCCCATCTCCTCGCCACTTGCGTTGAAGACTCGTTCGAGTGTGGTTGCGACACCACGTTTGACGTTTAAACCTAGCATGGTGACCTCCTTACTTGACCAAGAAAGACTTCAATGCATCAACATCGATAGTCGCTGAGTAGATGCCACGCAATTCGCTTTCGCATTCTGCGGGGTATTTGTTGACGATGGCGTTGTTGAACGCTATGCCAATCGGTAGACCTTTCTGTATCGCTGATGCCCATGCGAACAGTTGGCGTAGTGATGGGGGCTGAGTCAGTAAACCCGCTCTCGCTTTCTCACGTGCGGTGTTAGCAAACTTGACGATTACATCGGTTGCATCGACAGGCAACATGGTGCGCTTGCTGATGAGGGCAACCTCCTTGTCGTGTGGCAAGTAGTTGAACACCATCGTGAAGGAGAACCTGTCGATGAATGCTGAGTTCTTGCCACGCACACCGTCAAAGTTCCCGCTCTCGTCACCGTGACCGTTTGAGTTGTCAGCACAGAAGAAAGCCACATGCGATGCGACAGGGATGCGAACGCCTGTCTCAGCGATGACGATGGAGCGGTTCGGTGTACGTTCGCACAAGGCGTGTAGCACTGCAAGGTTTTGGCTACGTGCAAACCCGATTTCATCGAGCAGAACAATAGCACCCGCATGCTGTATCGCCTGAGTGATAACGCCCTCTTTCCATTCAACGTCACCGCCCTTGATGGTGTTACCGCCAATGAATTCGGAACGCTCGATAGCCTCATCGAAGTTCACCCGATACAACCTACGTCCAAGTCGTGAGGCAATCTGAGAAACAAACTCGCTCTTGCCTGTGCCACGCTCACCCGCAAGCCAAGAATTGTGGGGTAGTTTGTCATCGAGGGCGATGAGTGTTTGATGCAGATTCTCAGGGTTGAAGATGTAGTCATCAACCAGTGCGGGTGCATCAGGGTCAGCCCATACCTCGATTTTCATACCGCCAAAGTCGATGACCTGACCGCCATCATCGTACTTGCACACGTCACCGAACAATTCGAATGCAGTCTTGCGAGTGGTTTTGGGGATGGCGTTGGCGATAGCAACAACCTCCTCACGTGGCGTGACTTTACGGAAAGACTCGAACAAGTCGGAGACCTGAGTGCGAATGACGGTCTCAACCTTGCCGTAGTCCACGCCCTGAATCGAGGTCAATGCGTTGTTTAAACGACCAGTCATCTCGCTGAACTTTGCATCGTTGACCGTGCGTTGGTTGCGTTGTTCATCGAGCAGTGCCTTGGCGGTGTCTTGCACCCGATGCACGTTCTCGATAGCGGAGGAAATGTCTGCCTGAGACTGCATGATTTTCCGCTTGACCTCGTCATCAACCTTGGAATTGGTTGCGAGGGTAGATGCCTGTGACGGCACGGTATTGCGAACCTCATCGAACGTGATGAGACCGTTGTTGATAAGGTCTGCTACGGCATTGACCGCATCGCCCTTAACGATGTAGAACTGCAAACCAAGGTTTGTCAGCACGGTGTTAAGCACAGGGGTTTGTAACTTGGAAAGTTCGAGTTTGATATTCATGGTTAAGCCTCCTTGAATTTAAGCGAGTTCGGTTTCTGTACCGCATGGGCAAGTGGGTAGCCCCTTGTCTGCGGTGGTCTGCGACATACGGAAAGAGTATTGCCATTTGAAAGAGCCGTCAGCGTTGCGCTCGATGCAGTTCGGGCAGACAACTTTCAGCATGCGTGTGCTCTGAGTCTTGCGGTCAGCGGTCACGTCTAGGTTGGCGTGGGGGTACTCGCCAAGCACTTCAAGTATCGAGACAAACTCTTCCTTGAATCGCTTGCCGATGTTTGTGGCAGATGGCTTGCCCTCTAGGTGCATGCGCTTGGCTATGGTGGGGAACAGACCACGGTGACCATCGTTAGGCGTTGCAGAGTGGCAGAGTTCATGGACAAGAACGCCAAGCACTAGCCAAGGGTCAGACTCCACAGGGGAGATGAAGATTTCATGGTGACCGTCAGCGGAGGAGGATGGTGGATGCCACTCGCCCATCGCACGGTTCAAGGCACGAGCCAACTTGGAGGGAAAGCCACAGGTCACCCTGATTTTCTCAGGGAGAGTAAAGCCGTGGGCATCGAAGATGGGACGAAATTCGCCAACCGCATTGGTCAGCCAAGGTTCACGTTGACTCATAGCAGTACTCCTAAAAAGTTGAAAAAGGTTTCACGCCCGATGCACTCTCCCATTTGGGTAGTACCGTCAGCACGTTTAAACGACTCACCACAACCGCCCATCCAGTCGAGCATTGCGATACAAAGCAACGATGAAAACACCGTTGCAAACAAAATGTGCATTAGCACATAAAGAAGTTTCTTCACTGGTTTTCCTCCAAGTAAGCAAACAAAGGTATGCAGAATGCTGAGAGCACTGCAACCCATAAAAAAGCCATGTCCTGAGTACCGAATACATACCCGATAAGACATAGCGGTGATTTCAAACAGTAGTAATGCCAAAATTTCATAAGGTCTCCAATAAAAGTACATCCTATTGAACGGTGCAAGCACCGTCCAAGGAGATGAATTTTCATCATGCATATATATGCATCAGAAAGAACGAACAGACAACATTGCCGTGAAGTCTGCTAACTCTGTCGCACTCGCCACGCTTGTCAAGGCACTGGGTCAAAGCGGTCTGCCTTTCGGTACAGGGCTTGCATCTGCGAGGTCAAGTACTTCTTTACCTCTTGCTCTGCCCTCTAGTTCCCCTAGAGCATCGATTCAGTTTCTTTACCCGCTGAACCGTTTGCGGGTCAGACAGTGCAAGCACCGACTGAGATTGCATGATAGCACCATTTAAACGCCCATGCAATCACAACCGTTGACAAAAACAGAAATATATTTACAAAAAAACAACATGAATACTTTTGGCTATGACTGACCGATTTAAACGCCCTACAAGCGATTATTGATGGTGCAAGCACCTACCCCCTTGACGTGCTATCGTTCGTTCAATATACGAGGTTTGTACTATTTTGTTTTCAATAAGTTATTAACAATTTTGTGGATAACTTTGAGTTGTCAACAGCCTGTGGATAACTTCTCTGTATGTTTAAACAGTGGAGGTTTGAGGTTGACCACATGCCGTGGTCTACCTCAACTTAGGACGTTTAAACGACTAGCGCATGTTTTGAGCCTGTCGATGAGCCTGTGGTTCGGGGGCTTTCAGCGTAGCGAAATGGTCAGGCGTTGCAGTGTATGGATAAGACGAATACAAGTCCTAGATGTCCTGTCGATGAGTGCCTTGTTGCGAACAGTCTACGAACAGATGGCGAACCTTGTTGACTGTCGATGTTTAAACGGTCACCATGCGTAGCAAACCACTCAGGGATGGGAGTGGAGATATCAACGCACTAGGAGAGATAAACGATGGAAAAAGACATGCACACAACGACAAGCACTACAAGCACGACCAATGCAAGCACAACCAGTTCGGGGGGTTATGTCGAAGACATACGGTCAGCGGTTGCTCAAGTAGTAGTAAAGAAGAAAAAGAATGGACTACCAAGAGGCGTACACAAAGAAGAGACATCAACAAACGGCAGAGACAAACGAATGACCGCAAAGATGCATGCATTCGCATCCAACATCGTGCAAGGCATGAGTCCTAGCGATGCGTATCGTAGGGCTTACGACACAAACAACATGAGCGAGGCATCAATAGTCAGCGATGCGAACCGACTTTTAAAGGATGCACGGATTACTCAGTTACTAGAGTCTTTCTGGGTCACTCTCAAGGAAAACGTCATTGCTGATGCAGTGAGTACACGTAGACATATCATGGCTGAGTTGTACGAACATGCAGAGCGAAAGACTGATAGAACGAGCGACAGGCTCAAGGCGTTAGAACTTATGGGACGTGCAGTTGGTATGTTTACTGACAAAGTAGAGAGCAAAGTGGAAGAGGTCAACGTGGACACATTGAAGAAAGAACTGGAGTCTTCCCTCGCTCTGCTAGTGTCAGCGAAACCTAAGTCACTGCTGAACTAAGAACGTTTAAACAGGGTACGGCTAGTGCGATGCGTGGTGTGCGTGACCCACTACCCCCGCACCCCGCCCGATTGGACGCTCGCCCGCCCAGCACACTACACTCGATTTCCCACACCCCATCACTAATTCCTGATAACATACGAACGTTCTGATATACTGCAAGTACCCCCTTATGTTTTGAAAAGGATAGGGGGGAGGGGTATATAAATTTTACAGGGGGCGTTATGAAGACAGCGGAAGATGAAGAGTTTGAACGTATAGAGCGAGAGAATAATAGAAACCAAGAGGCGTTTAAAGCCACTCCAAGTAGAGAACAACTAATGGCAGAGGTCGCTGTGCTAACTGAGTTAGTGCGTGTCTTGTCTAACAGAGTTAAAGAGTTGGAGAAGGGTAAAGAGCCTGTGGCGTGGAATTTAAAAGATGTAACTGATGCTTACAAACTTGGCGCAAAGTCAAAACAAAGCACATGGGTTGATTTGACAAAGGAAGAATGTTTTGAGTTGTGTGTAAAACATAAAGACAATTCATTTAGTTTGCTGGTCGCAGTACAAGAAAAACTCATGGAGAAGAACACATGACTGACTTAACTGAGAAAAACTTAGAGAACGTCCTTTTGAATTTGACTAAAACGGATAAGCCGATAGCGGTTAAACCAACCACATGGTTTGGCAATCCCGCAAAGACAGCACAGTGGTACACATGCCCCAAATGTGCAGAGCAAAGTCCACTGACACTTGAGTGGGTAGGGCTGACGGATGAGGATGTTG